TGGCCGGTCGGGGCCGCGGTGGGTGCGGGTGCCGGGATATGCGGCGCGGGCACGGGGGCGGTGGTCAGGGCGGGGCGCTGCGCGAGCCGGGGGTATGCCTCGCGGGCCCGGAGCGCGGGCAGGTTGGGGATGAGGTCGAGGAGCTCGCCGCTCCTCGCCGCGATCGACGTGTGCGGGTTGGCGCCATAGGTGACAGGCCCGACGTCGCCGCGCTCCAGGTCGAACTCCTGGATGCGGTACTCGGTGTAGTCCGGAGACCACTGGCCCGAGGTGATCCGGAACATGAACGACTGCTCGCGCACGTCCTCGTCCTCGATGGCCTGGACGAGCAGCTGCACGTCCGACCGTTTCGGGTTCAGCCACGCTCGCTGACCCAGACCGTGCTCGTCCGCCCACAGCTGGAGGCGACTGTTGCGCGTCGAGGCCATCGGCGTGCCGGCGTGGTTGAAGCGGAACACCACCTCGGGGTCCGCGCCGAGCGTCTTGTCCGCAGCCCCCTTGGAGACGATCTCGGTGTAGGGCCCGAACATGTCCCACATCTCGTAGCCCTGCTCGAACGCGCTGGCGTAGCCCTCGACCTCGTACCAGTCCATGTCGTCGCGCGTCACCTTCTTCGCGCGCAGCTGCGAGGTGAACCGGATCTCAGGGGACTCGGGCCGGTCGCGGGGAACAGCCATCGAGGTGGAGCCCGCCGCGCCGGCGCGGGCCTGGGCAGCCTGCTGCCGCAGGGTCGCCATGTCGGTCATGAGGGGGTCCCTCCTGGTTGCGGGGTCGCGGTGGTGGGCGTCGGCGTAGTGCCCTTGCCGAACAGCCGGTCGAACTCCGCCAGCTGGTCCTCGGTGAAGGGCATGCGGTCATACAGGGCGCGGGCCTCGGACGGCGCGATCATCCGGCCGTCGATCTGCGTCTTCAGGACGGCGGCCTGCGTCTGCGGGTCCATCCGCAACAGGGCGTTCGTGTTCAGCTTCACGAACCGCGGCCGGGAGGTGAGACGGCTGAGTGCGTCCTCCCGTCGCTTCACCGCCGGGCCGAGCGACATGACCAGGAACTGGAGGTTGCGCTGGGTCATGTTGGCGTAGGTCACCGAGCTGCCGGACACGGCCGCGTCGATCAGGTCCGACGGGCAGTCGAAGTACCGGGCGATGTCGCCGATGCTGGCCTGCTTCGCCGCGATCCAGTCGGCGCCCGCATGCTCGGCCTGGATCATCTCGTAGTCCCAGTCGTTGCCGGTGACGAACAGGTCCCGGTTCATCACGGCCGCCTTGAACCGCTGCTTCGCCCCGTCGGCCTGCTCGGGTGTCAGCTGCTTCGCGGTGTTCTTCAGGTGCGCGTTCGGGATGGCCCCGCCGGAGAACCAGTCGAGGGCGAACTGCTGGATCGACAGGTACTCGCTGATCGACCACGCCGCATACGCCACCGGCGACAGCCCGACCGGCAGGCCGGCCACGGTGTATTGCTTCTCGTGCCAGACCTCTTCGGGCTGGTAGATCTTGCCGCCGATCCGGTACGTCTTCTTGCCCTTGCGCATCCGCACGGCGACGTCGCCGATCGGCGCCAGCTCAATGCGGGCGGGGAAGCCGAGCCCGTCCTTCGCGGTGATCAGCCCGACGGTGTTCCCCGCCCGGTCGAGGTCGAACTGGGAGCTGTACATCCACTCGGGCATTTCCACCTCGTCGCCCCCCGGGGTGACGAGGACGGGCGGCTTGGGCACCTCCACCTGGATCCCGTCGACCCTGCGGTACACGTCGACCGGCATGGTGCTGATCAGGTTGGCGCGGAGCCGCAGGCACGCCCACACGGCGCTGTGCCGAAGCGCCGTCTCGTTCGTCACGGCCGCAGTCCCGCCCGAAGTGCCGGGCCGGGGCGGGATCATCTGGTCGGCGGTCTGGCCCGCGTGGTCGCGGCGGCGGAACAGGCTCACGTCTCACCGCCCTTGCGCCGGGGCGGGCGCGCGGCCAGCGCGGAGCCGAGGAGGACCACGCCGCCGCTGACGGCGAGCGCCGCCCACCCCATCACCAGGTACGCACCAGCGCCCGCACCAGCGGCCACCAGCAGCAGCCCCGTGACGTCGAGCGCGGTCGTCATCAACTCGCGCACCGGACCCCTCCGTTCAGTAGATCGAATCGAGCGGGTCGTAGTCGTCGAGGACGTGCGGGCCCCGGATCACCAGCGCCCACCGGGCGAACGTCACCGCGCACAGCGGGCTGATCTCCGTCAGCGAGCTGGTGCGGTCCAGCGTCCAGGCGTCGCCCTGGCGCCGAGTCCTGGCCCCGTTCACTGCGGCCGTGAGCGGTATCTGGTCAAGGTGCCGCACCGTGCCCTGGTTCATCGCGTCGGCCATCTGCCCGCACGCCTCCGTGATGTCTCCCGTCCGCATCACGGCCAGGTCCCCGCGCTGCGGCTCGTCCTTGTCCTCGGGGACGTCGATGCCCGCCGCGATCAGATCGTCGATCAGCGAGGCGGCCGGCGACCCCGCGGCGACCGCCACCGCGACGGGCTTCCACAGCGCGTGCAGCTTCACCATCGCGGGCACCACCCAATCGGTGCCCGGCCGATACGCGACGACCTCGACGTGCACCTTGCCGTCGGGCCGCAGCGAAGCCGCGCTGATCGCCGAGCGCTGGCGGTCCTGTGACACGTCCAGCGCCAGGGCGACGCTCACGGCGTCCGGGCGGCTGGCCTTGTCGACCAGGCCGGGCCACTTCCCCTTCGGCACGTTCGGGTCCGTCGGCGGCGTCGGCTTCCGCGTCCGGTTCAGGTAGGCCCGGTCGAACTCGGCCGGGTCCAGCTTCACCAGCTCCGCAGCGATGACAGCCTCGGTGACCGTGTGGCCCAGCGCGGGCAGCGTCGCGTACCAGGTCGCCGGGTCGTCGCGCGGCATGTCCTCCGGGGCGAACCACTCGAAGTAGCAGACGCCTGGCCACACGCCGGTCTTCCACGCCTCCTCGATCAGCGCTCGCCCGATGGCCCGCTTCTTGTTCAGCCACACGCTCTTCGTCGTGCCGCCGGCCGACGCCCACCACAGCTGAGCCATCGGGCGCGTCGTCATGGCCGGACTGAACGCCTGCTCTAGCCGGTCGTCTTCGTGCTTGAAAGCTTCGTCGATGATCCCGAGGTCCAGGGCGGGGCCGTGCCCAGCCGACTCGGTGTTCGCGGTGATGCCCATGCGCGACCGGGTCGCCGGCCACAGGATCTTCTCGTTGCCGTTCGACTTGCGGATCCGTGCCCGTTTCGCCAGGTATTCGGAGTCTGAGATCTTCTCCCAGAACTCATCCTCCCAGCGCTGCCGCGCCATGTTCCTGTCCTGCGCCGCGTAGATGATGTTCTGCCGGTGCCACGCCATGGCCCGGTGAACCTGCAGCCCCAGGATCAACTCCGTCTTGCCCTGCTGCCGCGACACCGACAGGCCGGCCTCGCGGTGGACGAACACCCCGTTCTCGTCCAACTCAAGGGCGACGTCCGTGACGTACTTCTGCCACGGCATCGGCGGGGCGCCGAGCTTCTCCATGACCTTCCACAGCTTCGGCCCCAGCGACTTCCGCTCAGGGTTCCGAGGCGTGCCCCAGCGCGGCGGACACTCCAGCCCGTACCGCTCCCGCAGATCCTCGGCGAACTCAGTCGGGGGAGCCCAGGTCTCCGAGGTCGTCGTCATCGTCAGCGGCCCGCCCCTCCAACAGCTGGGCGAGCGTCTGCCGCAGCTCGCGGGTCAACTGAGGGAGCGTCCTCGTCTCCTCCTGCGGGATCGGTTCACCGCACGTCTCGCACTCGGCGGTCCCGTCGATCTCACGGGCCAAGCGGTAGGCGACCTCCGACAGCGACGGCTCGACACCGACGAGGTCGCCGAGCTGCTCGACGTCGCTCCGGACGGCCTGCTCGACGGGGCCCATGACGCCCCCCTTCCAAGATCACCCGCGCGCAATCGGCCCGGGGGGAGAAAAAAAACAGGGGGGCGCGGGGTTGCGAAATGTCCGATTCTAAAAATCCGGGACGGCGTCGGCTCGACGCGGCCTCGATCAAGGCTCTGACCTGCTCGTTTCCCTACCGCCTCGGTGGAGGCGGAGGCGGAGGCGGAGGCGGGTTGGCCGGTGTGCGCCGCGGTGTCAGCGTGACCTTGTGCTCGGCGGCCAGCCCGGACACGGTGGCCTCCAGCTCGGTGCGGTCGATCAGGCCGCTGGTGTAGCCGCATCTGCACAGGACCATGACCTTGCCTGTGTTCTGGCACTCCATCCACTGCTCGCCTTCGTCGGTGGGCGGGCCGGGCCGTGACTCGGTCTGGGCAAAGACGTGCACGTCGTGGTCGACAGTCCAGGGCTGGGGCACGGTCGTCCTCTCTACGGTCCGGCGAACCAGTCGACCGACGTGACGAGCTGCACAACGTCGGCGAGGGGGCGGTCGCCCTTCTCGTTGTTGCACTTGCGGAGGCAGACAGGGCAGCCAGCGTTGCCGTGGATGGGGGCGAGGTTGTCGGGGTCGAGCTTGGCGCCGCCCTTGCTGACGGGGTGGACGTGGTCGACGGCGTCGGATGCGCCGTGGCCGCAGACGATGCAGACGTCCGACTCGGCGAGGACGCGGGCGCGGATCTGCCGGTACTGGTACGAGGTGAGTTCGGCGCGGTCGGCCACGGTCGGTCAGCTGGCCTTCTGAAGCAGGATCGTCTTGACCAGCTCCATCGCTTGCGCCTGGGTGAAGCCTGCCGCGCAGAGCGACGTGTACAGCTCGTGGAGGGAGACAGCGGCTGCGGCCACCTTGCCGATGGGGTCGGTGGGTGCGTCGCTCATGTGGCCTCCAGGCGTGGGTATGACGGAGGCCCCGCTGTCAGGCGGGGCCTTGGCTGGGCTGTCACCGCTGCACGGTGCCGTCCAGGGCCTCGGCGACCTTGGGGGCGAGGCGCACGCTGTCGGCCCTGGCTTCCTTGCTCTTGGTGGGCAGGCTGACCGCCCAGGTGTCGCCGGCGACGGCTACCCCGCCGAAGCTCTTGGAGAGCGGGACCCAGGCGGCCAGCGCCTCGGCGTTCGGGAACATGTTGATGCCGCTCTCGCCCAGCGCGTCCTGTCCGGCCTTGTCCGTGATCGTGAGGCCGTAGGACGTGCCGCCGACCTTGCTGACGTAGCCCCCATCGGTCCGCTCCTTGGGCGTGGACGCTTTGAGGCCGGCGTCGTTGAGCGCGGCGGCGATGTTCGCCGCCGAGTCGAGTCGACGGGCTTCGGGGGCCGAGGGCTTGCCGCCGCTGTCCTTGGCGGGCCCGTCGTCACTGTTGCTGGCGGTGCAGCCGACGAGGGCGAGTGCGAGCGCGGTGGTGACGGCGGCGATGGTTCTGCGGGCGTGCATGGTCCCCCCAAGGACGCGTGTGCTGGAGGGGGCATCATGCCGCCTGGCGGCGGTCGCCGTGGGTGTTATATCCGTCCTGTGACACCGCGTTGACGCTCTTCGACGGCGAGGGTGAGGCGGGTCAGCTGGGCGCGTTCGCGGACGGTGTCGGGGAGCGTGAGGGGTTCGGGCCCGCAGCAGCCCTTGAGGCAGGTGGTGTGTCCGTCGGAGATGAGGTGGACGTGGCGGCCTTGCCGGGCGAGTTGGTGGGCGGCGTCGGCGGCCGGGTGGGGCGCCGAGGGGTGATCGGGCATGGCGCCTCCGTTGGGTGGGCGACGGCGCGGTCGGGCAGCCCCTCGCCCGCACCCTTCCGCGCCGTCGCCGGGCACGACGAAGCCCCCAGGGTTCAGGTCACCTGGGGGCTCGTCGTGAGTGGTGTGGGGCCCGTGTGCGGGCACAGCTGTACGCGGAAAGCGTGACACCACGCTGACCTGCGGTCAAGCGGACTTGATCAGAGGCCTCTTGGCGCGCCGTGCGAGGACGAGGGCGGTGACGTCCTCGACGGCGTACCAGGGTTGTCCGACGCTGCCGCCGGAGCGGGCGAGTTGGCCTCGCTGGACGAGCTTGCGGACGCCGGCGAGGGTGATGCCGAGCTGTCGGGCGGTTTGGTGGGCGGTGAGGTGGCCGGGCCGGATGATCTGCGACTCCATGACCCCATGGTGCCCGCTACGGCCGCCATTCCTCCCGGTAGCCGGGCCGGTCCGCGTAGGACAGTGCGAGAGTGCGGATGGTGGCGCATGGCCCTTGAGGCAGTGCATCGCGATGCGGAAGGTAGGAGTGTCGAGGTACGCAGTGCCCGCAGACAGGGATCTCGTCGGTCCCCTCTTCGCCGTCCTCGTCCAGCCAGTACACGTCGCGGTGCACGATTCCATGCAGGTCGAGCAGCTTCCGCTTGGCGTCGATCTCGCGCAGCACCCGAGCCGGATCCCAGGCGGCGATGTGTTCGCCACGCCAGGATCGCGTACAGGCGACAACGCGTTCGATTGAGTGATCGACGTCAACCCGCCGCGTGCCCTGTGTGCTCTCGTCGAAGGCAGTCCAGCTTTCGCCGGATACTGCGATCCGCTCGTCCTCCGCGAACTGCTCGCCCAACCACTGCACCAGTTCGTCCATGGGGTCATCCTCTCGTAGTCGTTCGCAGGGAGGGAGGCGTCGAGGGGGAGGATGAGCCCCCGTTTCCCGGGGCCTGCCGCCTCCGATACGTCGCCTCCCTTGCCTCCCTGACTGGCCATTTCCGCAGGTCATGTACAGGGAGGCAGGGCAGGGAGGCCGGTAGGGAGAACTCCCCGGGATTCGGGTGCCTCCCTACTCGTCGAGGTCGTCCTCGGTGGCGTCTGCCGCGCGGTCGGCGATGGCTTCGGCGATGCGCTGTCGGCTGACGTGCATGACGCCGCCGGTCTTGTACTCGCCGTGCTCGGCGTCGTCCAGGACGCGCTTGAGGTCGCGGAACGACCAGCCGTCGTACTCGGTCGGGTTGTGGTCGGCCAGCCGACGGAGGACGTCCTGAGTGCGGAGCTTCGGCTCGTGGCCGAGGACGGTCAGGATGTCGGCGAGGTGGTCGGCGGGCTCGTAGGCGGGAGCCTCCGGGGCCGCGGTGCCGTCGAACAGGGCCATGGCGCGCTCGACGACCGGCGTGACCTCGTCGATGCCCTTGTCGGGGTCGCGGGCGACGTAGTGGGCGCGCACCACCTCGAACGGCTTGCCGCTGAACCCGACGGTCACGGCCGTGCCGACGTCCTCGCCGGGAATGAGAGTGGTGGCGGTGATACCGGCCTTGTGCCGGCCGGAGCCGAGCAGTCCGTCGTTGGCGACGTGGTCACCGACGGCGAAGGCGACGCGGTGGCTGGTGTTGCGGGTGACGTCGCGCGGGAGGCTGTCGGCGGTCGGAGAGACGGTGACCCAGACGAGGGTGATGGCCGTCTTGCGGGCCTTCTTCATCACCTTGATGGCCAGCTCAGCGGCCTCCTTGCCGTATTCCTTGTGCATGAACAGCTCGTGGCACTCGTCGAAGACGACGACCTTGGGCCGCATCCGCGGGTCCTTCAGCGCGAGTTCGCGGGTGACCTTGGTGGCGCCGTCGCCGAGTTCCTCCAGCAGCTTGCCGCGCATCGTCACCTCGTCGCGGAGGCTGCGGAGGGCCTTCAGTGCGGCCTCGATGTCCTCGTCGTCGTCGCCCTTGACCAGGGTGCGCAGGCGAGGCTTGAGCGGGTCGTAGTCGGTGTTGTAGGCCATGACGTACGCCTCGACGATGACGAGGGGGTCGAGGATCGCGCCGAGGAGCAGGGCGATGACCAGCGACGACTTACCCGAGCCCATGATGCCGCCGACCATGTAGTTGGCGGCCATGAGCTTGCCGATGATGGCCTCGCCGCGCTGGGAAACGGCGACGGGCACGCCCTTGAAGTAGTCGGTGGTGCCCTCGGTGAGCAGGGGCCAGGGTGGCACGGCACCGGAGAGGGAGCCCTGGTCAGCAACCCACAGGTCGAGGACGCCGGGCTGCTTCGGGGGCTCGGTCGGCCACACCTCGACGGGCTTACGCAGCAGGTTGTGCGCCAGGACCGACTTCTTCCCGGCGATCATCTCCACGGTGACGCCGAGCGGGAGCTGAAGCTGGGTGTGCCAGCCGTTCCCGGACCGGGTGGTCGGGGACACCCAGCGGGGCTGCCACCCCTCCTTGATGGCCTTGTTGAGCGGGGCGATGCCGAGGTTGCCGAGCGCGCGGATGATGGCGCCCTCGTCGGGGACGACGTCGCGCTGCTCGGGGTCGCCGGGCAGGGCCCAGGCCGGGGCGGTCTGCCGGTGCCGTCC